ATGTCTACTTCATTCCATCGCATACGGTGTTATCAAAGGAAAGGCGATGGTAGATATAAGATATCCTTAGTACATAAAGAAAAAGGTAAAATAAAATGCTATCGCAGTAGGTTAGTAGCATTGGCTTGGGTATGTAATACAAATCCTGAAGAGTATACTGAAGTATGTCACATAGATAACAACCCTTTGAATGATTACTACAAAAACCTTTATTGGGGCACCAAGAAAATGAATTCACAACAAATGGTTAAAGATGGTAGGTTGAAAACTATCTATGGTAAGAAACACAATAATCCCAACTATATGAAAAGAGGTTGGCATGTACACAGTAAAGTTAATGAAGAGGAGTTTAAGAAAATCATAAAGCTTAGAAAAAGGGGATTTACAAACAAGTATATAATTCAAAAACTTTCTCTGAAAATCACTTCAGCAGGTATCTCGAGTATTTATAAGAAATACCAAGAGGGGTATTATACTGGTATTGTACATTAGACTATTGGTATTAAACACTATCAAACATGAGAAAGAATAGTCGAAACAAAGGAAGCAGGTTCGAGCGTACTATAGCAAAGGCCTGGGAATCCTGGACAGGATATAAATTTTCTAGAACCCCAGGTTCAGGAGGATGGGCAAAGGCTAAGGATGCTATGGGAGATTTGGTATGTACTGATGAGAAACACTCACGTCGCTTCCCATTCTCAATCGAATGTAAAAACTATCAAGAGATTAAGTTCGAACATATCCTACTCGGACTCAAGAGTTGCAAAATCATATCCTTTTGGGAACAAGCCACAAAAGATGCTAAACGTGCTGGAAAGATACCCATACTTATCATGAGGTATAATTCTATGCCAAAAGGAGAAGCATTCTTCATTGTGGAAGCTGGGGAAATAGATTCGTTCCTTATGAAAAATTGTTCAGAACTTTCCCGAATGGAGATAAAAACCCCAAAAGTACATTTAGCCGTGTACATGTTCAAAGAGATTCAACGATTGGTAACATATTCAGACGTATTCAAATACGCTCGTAAATTGAACAAGTAATATGAAAACCCCCTACGTATACTGTATATTCAGGCTTGACAGGAAATTCTACAAGAGAATCAACTCGGATTTGAAATGTAGGGGGTATAAACATGTGAAAGCTATAGTACCAACTATAAGCGTACTAAAGAAGTCCAGGAAAGGTAATAACGAGTACGAGGATGTACCATTATTATTCAACTATGGGTTCATAAAGATGAAGCCTGAAAAAGCCTTTGACAGATACTACCTAAACAAACTCAAGAAAGATATCCCAGGTATACTATCCTTCATGAAGTCTTTGGACTACCGACCCAAAAGAAAAAGGTTGAGAGTAGATAATGCCGAGGACTTTGATGATTATTCAGTAGTAGCTACCATATCTAAGGAAGAAGTAAAGAAATACCGTAGGATGTCCAGGGCAAATAAGATATTCTCAGTAAGCGATATTACTCGGGTTGCTATAGGGGACTACGTTGTATTAAGGGGATATCCATTCGAGGGAATACCTGCCGTCATACTTGAAAGTAATCTTACTACTAAGATGATGCTGGTGAAGTTATATCCTGAAATGGATGGTAGTTTGGAGATAGAGGTACCAATGGAGAATGTATTATATTCAGCCTACCATGAATCTGATGAATACAAGATGTACTCGGCTGATTATGAGGTTGATTTATCCCAAATCCCTGATGGTAGTACTGAAGAGATTCTAATGAACAAACAATACTAAATATGGAACGACATCAAGAATTGGCTTGGGACTGTTTGACCGAGCAAGAGAGGGCCAGCCTTATGTTTATACAAGGCAAAGGCCTATCAACTTGGGAAGCTGGAGAAATTCTCAAGATGTCTCATTACAAGTATTTAGAACTAAAGGCTAGAGCTGAGAAGTTCTTCAAACTATTCTCCGATTACTTTGAACTACATCCATCATTAGTAAATCCTCAATCTCCTATAGAGCCAAGGTTCAGGGATTATCTATTCGGGGCCATAGTTAAAAGACTACCCAAGGAGGAAGCTAAGATACACTCAGGAGATTCTTCATGGTTATTGACTTCGATAACCAATCCCCGTATCATAAAGAACATGAAAAGGCTGAAGGAATCAGAGAATAAATGGGATAAAGACCTTTATGCTCTGATTCTTGAGTTTGATAGGTGGAATAACTATCGAATAATGCCTCGGGTATTGCAAGCTCCTACTGCATATAAAAGGAGGTCTACCAAGAAAGATAAGGTGTATCTGTCCTACTTACACAGAATCCCAGACTTCAAGATAAGGCAGTTAATAACCGAGTATTGGAAAAATGGACCATCAAGTAGGAGATACTTTACAGCTATTGTATCAGAGGAACTCTTCCCAGAAGAGGGTTATGGAGTGATGCCCATTAAACGTGAGGATGATACAATTAAGGCTATAACTGATTTAAGGATATACATATTCGGGAGTCAAACCATTGCAGACACCTTCGGGTTATTGGCAACCCAATATTTTGAAAAAACAGTGGACAGTAAAGGGGGCTTGAAGTTCTGGAAAGAATACAGGGAGGTCATACAGAAAGCTATTAACTACAAATCAATAAATAACATGGACTTTACCTGTGAAACTCTAGATACAGCCTATAAATTACGCAGGAAAAGAACTTTGAGAACGAACTCTTAGAATTTTTATATAATTATTTTGCAACTTCGAGAAATTTAATTATATTTGTATAACGAAATAAGAAAATAATTTTATACCTATATAAATATGCGCAAAAGTAAGAAAAAAGACAAAAGACCGTTAAAGCTCAACAAGGAGAAGCTAAAGGTCATGGGAAGTGGGTTAGAAAATATGACCTACAAGGACATGAAGAGAAGAGCAGTTGCTCTGGGCATGCCTTTCCCTGATGCTTGTTCAGCCGACTACAATGGACTGGCATCATGGATTCATCATTCGGATAATAAGCCGGATAATGCCCTCATCGATGAATACGATAAGTGGATGGACCAGCAATTAGAACTTGCTGGATATCCAAAGGATGACCCGATGAGGAATTATCAACTCAATCTTGGGTTCATCGGTGAGGATGCAGTCACTAAACAGAAAAAGACCAAACGGGTAAAGGGGTTGGAGAAACCCAAAAAACCCAAGAAAGAAAAGGATGATAATGGTCTTTGGAAAGGAACTAAGAAATCCTACGTATTCGAATTAACCTATAAGGGGTTATCAATCGACCGAATTACTCGGAGAGTGCAAAAGAGATTCCCGGATGCCAAAGAGAAATCCATTCAGCAATGGTATCGGGCAGCACTTCGTAAACAAAAGAAGGAGTAGAGATATATGCCACGAGTCTATAGGTTTAAAAATGCAGATGACTTCGAGGAATCCTGTTACAGATTAGGAATTCCATGGGTACCACCTCAGGTTATAAAATTGAACCGAAAGATGAAGCAAGAGTGGCAAAGGAAAGTACTCTGCGGGAAAATCAAGGTTCATAAATATAGGGAAAGGAATAAACGCTTTCTGGATAGATACAGGGAATGTCTAAAGGAAGCTACCAGAATTAACGGGGTAGTAGACCCGGATTCTTTACCCCCTGATGTAAGGGCATATTTCTTGGAAAAGAAGAGGAGGAGAGAATATCATAGAAGATTTGGAAAGGTTATCAAAGAAAGGGACATCAAGATTTACCTTCATAAATGGTATCCGTGGTCTTATAACTACAAGGGAGAACCAGCAGTAGTATTACAGGGATTCTATTCATTGAAGGCCGCTAGAAAAAGGTTTTTAACCTATTATGGCAGAGAGAATCTGAAAGCCGTACACTGGATAAAAGGAAAAACGGCATTAGAGAAGAAGTTTGTTATAGGTCAATCTCTACTCATTGCTGGAAAAAGAAAGAAGCCGATATCTAAGATACTGTTAACCGAGGTATACCGAAACTCGAAGTCTTCAGCCCAGAGGGAATTAGGGAAAAGAATTGCTCGGAAAAAAAGACTTGGCTCTCAACAGAAAGAAAAGTACTTTTTGAACTTGGTAGATAAGTTTAATTATGGAACAAAAGAATATAGAACTGTTCTCAAGCCTATTCCGGAAAAGCTTATTAAGCTATCGAAGGCTAAAGAGATTGAGTCAAAAAGAAAGAAGGCTCTTTACGAAGAGGAGTGACTTAACTTGGGACCAATTAAAAGTGGCATTAGCATATAAGGCTATGACCAAACGTTCTGTTATCAGTTCCATAAGATGGACTAAAAGACATTGGTCAGAATATCAAAAGGCAGTACTAAGAAGGTTGGGTGGAATGCCCATGGTGAGAAGAAGACTCGAACAGAAGTTTATTCTCAAAGAACTATTAACTCAGGGATTTGTACCAATATCCCAGTTCAAGATGAAAACCAAAACTGGATGGTATGCCTACATAATAACTAACCAAAAGGTATGCGGAGAACACTATATCTATCCTGAACACTTTGCACATGATTACCGAGCAAATAAAAAAGGCTACAGATATATAAGCGAAGCTTTTTCAGGGATAGGACAGGAAGGATATACAAGAATCTATTATACAGCATATAAAAATGGTTATGCAAAATGACGGTAGTAAATAAAAGGGAACCAGAAAACCCATGGGATGGAGTAAAACTTATAGTGAGGGTCAAAAGGTATTATACCGAAAATGATAATGCGGTAGATGATACCTACACTCAGGAAGGTGAACCTTTTGAAGTAAAAAACCAGAATGAGTTCACTCAGAAAGTAGAAGCTATCAGGGATAAAAATGTATTCTTGAAAGCTATGGCAGTCCAAGAAAACCGAGAGATATATACTCAAAAGTTTATCACGAAACTATAATCAATCAAACATTTTTCAAACACCTTTAATCAATTCAATTATGGCAAAGAAAAAAGCTGCAGCAAAAGAGGTAGAACGTAAGGTTCTCGGTAATGGAGTTATCCTCATCAAATACGATGACGGTTCCTATGCAATCCTGACTCCCATCTCGGCAGAAGATGCCGAGGAAATCTTCGGTGGGGAATCTGAGGACTCGGATGACGAAGATGAAGATGACGAGGAGGATGAAGACTCCGACGAAGATGACGAAGATTCCGATGAGGAAGAAGAGGACGAAGACGATGAGTCAGATGAAGACGAGGATTCGGACGACGAAGATGAGGACGAAGATGGCGACGAGGATGAAGATGAGGATGACGAAGTGACCCCGGAGGATCTGGCCGGGATGGACTTCGAAGCTCTCGAAGACCTCTGCGACGACAAAGAACTCGAAACTGACCCCGATGAATTCGACGAGGAAGACGTCGAGAAACTTCGCAAGGCGGTGGCCAAGGAACTGGGCATCACTCTGCCCAAGGCAAAGGCCGCATCCAAGAAGGACACCAAGAAAAAGAAAAAGTAAGGGTCCTTCTGACTATAACCAAATCCAAGGGCTCCCCGGGAATCGTCAAATGCCCACCTCCATAGGCTATGACCAAACATTCGGGGATGTCCTTATCAAGAAAACCATTTAATCAAACATAATATGGCAACCAAGAAGAAGGCAGCAGAAGCAAAGGCTGCAAAGACGGAAACGAAAAAGGGTGGTAAGAAAGAACTGACCCCTGAAGAGAAGAGGGCCAAACGAGAGGCCATGAAGGAGCGACTCAAGAACCGGGCACCTGGTCAGCGACCGAACAGCAAACAGTGCGATATCATCGACCTGGGCGGTGGAAACGTTGCAAAGACCTTCGCCATGAACGTCCGGAAGTACGGAGTTCTCATCACCTCGGTCGTAACCGACAAGGACGGCAAAGTTATCGCCGTATCGAATACCACCATTCCGGGGGTATCGGTTAAATCCAAGAAAGAGCACGGCACCCTGGTACCGAAGATGCCCGGCATGGGTAAGAAAGGGAAGGCTGCCGATGTCGAGGATGACGACGAGGACGAAGACGATGAGGAATAGGCCCGACGCTGCCTAACCATTTCGGACATCATTACTTGAGTCATGCAGGGGAGGCCCATCCGGAATACGACCGGGGGTTCTCCCCATTTTTGTATAAGGCCATGCAAGACGATGACAGCATTATATACCTGGCATTATGTAACCAGCTGCAATCATATCAGCTGTTGCTAGAGGAAGAAAAAGATATCTCTGAAGAAAATAGAATGATGACAGAGTATATTATCTCTAGAACAGAGGAATTGATTGATAAGTATGCCCAGAAAATAGGAAGTGACACCACTATTCAAAGACCTCAATGGGACAATTTAACTCCTCCGTCAAAGGGTTAATCTATCGGATTAAAGAACTAACCAAAATGGTTCAGGATATAGATACCAGATTATCTATGCCTGGACTGTCTCCTGGCAAAAGGCAGGCTTTAATCAAGGATAAGACCCTAAAAATAGGGAAGGTAAAATCTTTGGCAAAGCGCATAGAAGATTTGGCCAATGGGAACATCTTAACCATAATTTTTGAAAACAAAGACTCTGGTGAAAGGTTCAGAATTGTATATACCAACATATCTCAGGATGATGCGGTTGCCCATCTTAAGTTGATGGCAAATCTTCAGGGGATGGAAATAATCATCTCAGAGATAAAGGAAGTACAGACCAAAAACTCCCTAACCAAACTATAAACATGCAAAGGTAATTCAAACCAGTTTTCATTTAATCAACTCAACAACAATGGCAAAAGACATCAGCAAGAAGGACCTGGCCGCAAAGAAGGCACGCCGGGCTCAGAAAGAAATGCTGGCCTACATGGAAGAGAACAATCTCGACCCCAAGAAAGATTGGACGGGCCACAAGAAGCATGGAAAGAAAATTCAGGCATGGATAGACATCATCAATCTTGGGAACAAAAAGGCCCGGGCAGCTACGGAAGAGAAGGCCCTAGAGAAGGCAAAGAAAAACCAGAAGCCCGAGGCTCATCCCAAGAAGGAAAAGGTCACCAGCACTCCCAATGCCTACGACTACCCAATGGTAGATGGCAAGGAGATGACCTCTGACCAGAAGAAGAAGTACCGCCAGAAGATGCGTACTCTTCTGAAAACCATGTCCAAGGAGAAGGCCGAGGCCGAAGGCAAGAAGTATGCTGCAGAGCTGGCTTCAGGTACTTCGGTAGCTCCCAAGAAGGAGAAGGCAAAGAAGGAAGAGCCTTCCAATAAGGAGAAGTCCAAGGAGAAGAAGGCCGACAAACCTTCGAAAGAAGGCAAGGATAAGAAGAAGAAAAAGGTTTCCAAAGAGGAAGATTAGTATTTCATAATTGTATGGCTTCTTTCCTGACCCCGGATTATTCTATAGTCCGGGGTTCTTTGTTAGATATACCTCAAAAACTCCATTGAATTTTATTTGCATATTATTATATAAATTTATATATTTGCATAAAGATAAAAATAAATATAAACCCTAAAAACTAAAAGATTATGATGAAGTCACTAGCTATCGAGTTATTTAAGGATGAGAATTCTAAACCTTATTCTTTCAAGAGCAAAGCCATGGATAGGGTATGTTTTGAAGGTGGTGATAAAATTCCAGATACTTTCAATAGAATACGTATTGCCCCTTTCGGAGAGAGTACTAGAAATTCTGAGCACCTGATAGAAATAACCCTGAGCCAAGAAGGGTATATTTATATGGTAATACCCGAAGGATATACCATATCCAGACTAGTTGGAGGCGAAATCAAGCTAATACCTAATAGTAACAAATAGATGGAAACAAGAATTACCAGAAAGTCTATCAAGATCCACTTAAAAAGACCATTATCCGCCCAGGAAATTTGGAATCGGATAATGGACATTCAAATTCAGGCGCTGGAATCCCTTTTAGAGGATAAGAGCTTAGATAAATGGAAAATTATATTCCCCTGCTATGGGACTTCTCTAGAAGCGGTGGAATCCATGGCCAGAGAATATATAGCTGCCTTTCAAAGGGTTCAGGGAGATACCTTTAATAATAGGTATGAAGATATTGAAGATATGCTGATGAATGGGTTGAATAATAGATGGTTAAATACCCTGATGAGTACACTTTACATGATGGAGGAGGATTTAATGGAAATGAGTTCTGATTCTGTCTTCACTCTCTGGGATATTTTCTTCACATGCCAGGCATTGCGTAAAGAAAATCATGTGGTAACCATGGGACTTAACACTTTTGAGCTTAAAGGACAGTAAAGATGAAAGAAACATTTAACATCACAAGTTCATCCAGGATAGAGAAGATAGTGATGGATGATGAAACCCGGGATATCATTATCACCTTCAAAGGGGAGAAGGTATACCGATATCATTCAGTATCTGAATTCGATTTTAAGACCTTCAAGGAGGATATCCAAAACGGAGAATCCGTGGGTAAGACCTTTGAAAAGAGAATCCGGAATAAATACGCAGGCAAAAGATTATGAAAAGATATTACACATCCGACGGGGAACCCGATGAAGCTAAAACCCTTTGGGAAGCTGTGAAGAAAGGGATAATAGGGGTATCAGCCTTCTGCGTAGTTTGCATGCTGTGGGATGCTAAAACAGTTCCCCCTACCCCCGATGCAACTCCGCATTGGAAAAACTGGGATGGATCAAGGCACTTATCCGAAGTTAAAAGTTACGATTACTCAAATGGTATCATTCATTATCGAGATGAATATGTTGAGAGACCCAAGGAGTTCAATCTTCATGGGTCTTCTGGTAATTATAATCCTGGCATAACTCTACAAACATCAGGGGCATCCGTTTATCTGGATATGGATGTAGAAGAATTACTGGATCAGTTAACCGAAGATGCAGACTTCTATGAATACTTCGAACGAAATATGGATTAATATGGCAGGTTTAATTAAATTCAGGGTGAACAAGTATGTTCATGGTACAAGAGGTAAAAACGTATTTGAATTCAAGCCAAAGGCCCAGATTATATTTGAAGGCAAAAGGATAGGCCACATAATAGATAAGGAAGTATATTTCTATATAAGGGTGAATAGCCCGGCTTTCAACTATATACCAGAGTTGTGGAGAACTTTCCCTACCCATCAGGAAGCCAAGGAAGCAGTGATAACCCAAGCAGAATATATCTGGAAAACCCTGAACATCTATCATCCACTTAAAACCTTAGCACCAAACTACGGACTATGGGAGTAAAACAAACAAATAGCTGGGTATGGAAGAAGATATTCGGCATGACACTTCTGGGATGGATAAATATCCTGATACTGCAATGGCTATTCATCCGATTATCCTATCATTGGGTGTATGTAGATTCTATGGATGATTCTAAGGTCTGGGATGAGGATAAACAGAAATGGGTTACAAGAACTAATTGCTATTATTACTATGGTATAATCGGATGTATCTTACCTCTAACCGGATGGTGGGGAGATTATGTAATGCCTTTCAAGTTTAAAATCCGTTTAACTAAAGTAAAGGAGTATTATGAATAAAGTTTTTAAGATTATCTTGGTAGTATTAATCCTTCTGCCCCTTGCCTGGGCAATTGGCCTTACAATTTTCAATCAGAATCAAGCTAAGGCCGCTGATATAAGGTTACTGAAAGTACAGAAGGTAGACTATGATATATTGTTTAAAGGTCTTGATAGTGAAATAAAGGCCTATGGATATTATCTAACTAAAGCCGATGGCACTAAGATATTATTGGTAGTTAATCCCGAAGGCGGTGTAATAGAAATACAAAGATGAGTACAGTAGAATTTAAGACTGCTTGTGCAGCACATCGCAAGTGTTGCCCCTATAAGAAAACCAGTATGACCAAGTGTCAGGGCAATACTAAGATATATGAAAAGTATAACTCTATATGTGGAGCTAATGTAGAGCTTCAAGATGGTAAATGCCCCAAGGATGTAGATTGTTGGTATATGGCCAAATTCAAGGAGATTCTCAGGGAAAAGGCCCTAAAATAACATTGCCCTGAACCGACTACTAAAACCCAGAGCAAAATAATTTGCAAGGGTTGATATTTATATCTATATTTGCATAAACAATAAAACAATAGGAGTATGCAAGTAAAAGAATTATTGGCAGTCTTAAGTTGCTTTAATCCCGAAGCTAATATAGCTTTACCCGTTATGGATTTTGGGGATAGGCTTGAATGGTTTGAAGCTGAAGTTCACAATAATGAACTTGATGCCGAGGCAGAAGAAGATGAATGCCCTTGTTCATGGGTAAGAATAACCCGAATCCAATAACACTTCGAAGGCCAAGAACACAACCTCGGAGAAAAGGATGAAAAAATTTGTAAATATAGAAAAGTTCTTCTATATTTACATTAGGAAATAAGAAATAAAACAACTTTTAATTTAATGTTAAACTTTTAAAATTGTAAGCCATGAAAAAGAACAAGAACAACAAGGCTCAGAAACTGGAAAAGGTAGATCTGGTAGAGGGTATCAATAACCTCATCGAAGAGAAGGCCGAAAAGGTGAAGAAATCCAAGGAAATCCTTAATGGGGAGGCCAAAGAGAAGAAGGTCAAGAAGACCAAGAAAGAAAAACTGGTTGATAAGACCAAGAAAAAGGTAGAAGCCAACCTCGTAGAGGAAGTGGTAACCAAAAGGGAAGTCAAATACATTTACCCTGCTGATTGCGAGGACACCCTTTCCAGGAAGAAGTTCCGGCAGCAGGTCCGAAACAAGATTCATCAGCTGGAGCTGGCCATGCTCCGAATCGAGAACCAGGATTCGAAGGAGTACAAGAAGGCCAAGAAGGAATACCTGGAGTACAAGAACCAATTTGTCAAGGAATCCGTTGCAATCTAATCTTTCATAGTAGGAGAGGGGCACAGGGCTACGGCTCTGGCCCCTTAGTATAATCACCTTTTAACGATATGAAAGATTATGGTTGTTGGCTTACCCGAGAAAGCAATTCAGAAAGTAGATAAGGAATTGCTTGAATTACACAGAGAAGTTCTTAAGTCATACCTAACGCAACGGAGTCTTAAGCATAAGTATCAGAAGAAATTCTTCAAAATATACGATTACTATATCTCGGAGAAGAACATAAGGAGATTCTTCTTCCGTCCTGCTAAGCTATTCGTATATGCTTTAGTGACTGACCGATTGGATGACATCGAAGACTATGTACCATTAAAAGATAAGCACCATGTTTCCCGAAAGAGTAAAAAGCGTAACGCTTGATAAATCCAAAATCACCTACTACCTTCAATCCCAGGGAAGAGTACAATCTCATGATGAATACCCTATAAATCCCGAATTGTATCAAGTAGAAGATTTGGCATTCGATTGCGGAATGAGGTCAAATCAATATATCCCTGATTATGCCATTAAAGGCTACTTTAAGGTAGACGAGAATATGTTACATCCGGTATTTATCGAGAATATTGATGGACCTCACTTATTATATATTTCGGGCATGCCAAGAAATATTTCGGTACAAGAAAAGAATAAGTTCAGGTTTCCTGACCCGGTTTGGTTATCATATTGGGAAGATAAGTATATAGGCTACCTTTTTCAAGTGGTAACTAGAGAATCAGCATTAAATCACTTAATAAATCAATAACTTATAAACAACAAGACACTATGAAAACTGCAGAGTATGTAAAACAGTTTAAGTTGGACACGCCGAATTACAACTTTAACCGGAAGAAATTCATGGAGGCCTTTGGCCAAGAATTCAAGGACCGGATTGAGGCCATGATAACAGCCTGTAAAAAAATGCAGGTACAGTTCACCTATGAAAAGTTCCTGCATGCCATCAAGGAACAGCAGGATAAATTCTGGAACATTTCCAATAAGAAGTTGGGTGAACCTTTTTCGGAGGGTTTATTCTCGGCATTCTTTGCCCTGCATGTAATACCTCTGAGGGCAACCCTCTTCCCTAACATTCATGCCGAATTGGAAAAGGAACGTCAACGTGCTCTTGAAAGAGAAGCAAAGTGGGCGGCCGAAGAGGAAGAACGGCAAAGAGAGGCCAAGGAAAAGCAAAAGGAAATGACTCCCGTATTGGATGCCTTGATTGCTTATAGCATTGCCCGAGATATGGCAAAGCAGGCCAAGCAAGTGGGTAATAAACCCAAGAGAAAGAAGTAAATCCTAATAATACAAGACTCTAAAGTTACTAAGATTTTATGAGGTCATTTTTAACCTTGGCTGTTATGATAACAGATAATATCCTGACATCATATAAGACAGCCGGAGAAGAAGAGGTAAGTCTGAGCTATGATTATAAATTAAACTCGGTTGATATAGAGGTAAATTACCCCAAGCATGTAGACCAGCTATATTCAGGGCTTTTAGCACTGAGTAACCAGCTTAAATTCGAAAATCAGATAACCGAATTTAATCTGTCAATAAGCTCATCAAAATTGAAGGTAAGCCTATTTCGGTGATCCAGCAACCTGACTATCAAAGAGTTAATTCAAAAAGGCCCTTGCCATAACCGGGCCTTTTTATTCATTCTTATTCGGATTAACTATTAGATACCAAAATTAAACACCATGAAAGAACAGAAGATAGTTCCACGATTCCCAAGGGGGTTAGGAGTAACCCAATTAGCCCTACAGGCTAATGCTGGAGATGATGAAGCTCTTAAGAATTTGACCAAGTTCGTTATCCATACTTGGATAGTTAACAATGGGAAATTATGGTCAAGGGTTTATTCAGTAAATGAACTCGCAGACTTCTTGAAATGTGAGCCATCAATTATTCAGATGCAAATGAAACAAACGTTTCTAGACAACGGCTTATTTGACCGTAACAAGATGGATGAGATTGCTGATTCTCTCATGGGAGCTTGCATAGGCTGGGCACTGGAAGACCGTATGGAAATAAGTCAACAGCTACAAATACTCAGGGATTCTCAGGGGGGAAGATATGCTCCATTTATAACTGCAGAAGTCAATAAAGCCATTGGATTAAAGCAACAGTCCACAACCTCTCTTCAGAGTTTAGTACGGGCAGTGTCTGGTGGCGGTACTGTAAATATCTTCAACCAACAGAACAATCAATTCAACAATACGGGTGAGTCTGAACCAGTACTAACCCGTGATATAGCCATGTCTATGATTCAAAAAGAGCTTGCTGACAAGGGTGGTATAAAAGAGATAGAATATGTAGAAAATCAGTATGACTTTAAAGAATTACCAGTTGTTGTTGCAACAAAACAAGAGGGTAATAGAGGAGATAAAGAGGGCTTAACTCTCAAGAAGGCCGAATTAGATAGCGTAACAGCAGACTATCATGGTGCCTTAAAAGCCTTTGATGAAGATCATCACCAAATCCGACGAGAAATCGAAGAGGGGATAGACTATGAAGAAATCGACCCAGAACTCGAGGATAACCCCGAAATTTAATTTGCAAATATTGATTTAATTCGTTATATTTGCATATCGAATAAAAAATAATAAAACTATGGATTTAATAATTCAGGCAAGAGGGGCTAAGATTACTATCGAGGTTGATGGTAAATTAAGGGCAGTATCAGCAGATGATAAGGAAGTGAAATTCTACATTTCGGGTGAAGAAGATATCCGAGAAGCCTCTAAAAAATTAACATCTTTCAATATCTGGCACAATCCCTACCCTCATTATTTGGGTATTCCCTTTGAAGTAGGAGATTTAGAACCGAGATATAAAGCCGAAATTCAATTCAATCTATAATTAAACACCCACTATGAAAGAAATTCTAAATGCAACCAAAGTAGTTGACAAGGTTAATCAACTAATCTCTGAGGGTAAGAAAATCAAGGTATTCGGTTTACCCTATCCCCCCTATCAGGAGGATATTGTATTCACAGATACTAAGGTGAATCGACAGGGATGGTTATGCACTAACAGCAAAGTAACTCTGTCAGTAGCTGCATGTGCAACCAAGATAAAGATACATACCATTACAGGTTGGTCTAATCTTTTCAAGTACATGGAAAATGGTAGATATGTAGATACCATTAGTGAGGATGGTAAATACATCGGAATGTTCATCACAGAAGATATATGTCCTGGCATGCTTCTGGGTGCATTCGATACTGATAAGCTCATAAACTTGGGTATGATATTGGATGTAACCGATAATGAAGAGGGAACTCTTCGTACAGTGACTTCCATAAATAGGGACTTCAGTGAAGGGCTTTATCATTTTCCCTCTCATACTCCCGAGGAAAATGGAAAATACTTTGTATTTGATCGGATAATGTAATATTAACCCTTTATAACTATGCACACTAATAATAAGATCAATCTTTTAATCAGGGCTAGTAGACTCTACTGTCGACCCAAATATCTTGAATTCAATTCAGGGTATTATCCCCAGATCGGATACATTATCAGAGGTTTTATCAATAAGATATTCGGTACAAAACCCCTGGAAAGAATGGTGAAAATATCGATATTACCTCAATTTCGGACTGTATTCACCGGTAATAACTACTACACTAAATATGTGGGGATAACAATAAATGTAGTATTCCCCGATACTTCGGAATTGAATTTTGAATTATGGGCTGAACCCCCTATCATTAATGCTTGGACTCATTCATATAAGCCTAAACCTGTACCAACTAAGGCTTAATTTAATAAAGACCATTAGACCTCTTATCTAGAGGTCTTTTTTGTTTTACTAATAAAACTAGACCTAAATGGGAACTAAAGTTTCTAGAATCTATCCCCACCTATAGATACCGGGAAGTTTTATTTGCATATATAATATATTATATCTATATTTGTATAAAGAAATAAAATAAACCCTAAAATAATTTAGAGTATGGAAAAGAAAACAATTAAGGACCTGAAAAGGGGAGAATACTTTACCCTTAGTTCAATCGAAGAGCCTCAGGAATCTCAGGTATGGGTCCGAGGAGAATATATACCTGAAGCAAAAGCCTACAGTACCTATAAATGGGCAGATACCAATCATGAAGTACTCCGTAAAGGTAATAAGGAAGTCTACATAGATTTCACCTTCTAAACTTAACTAATATGGCACAGAAAAGATATAAATTACTCATTTGGTTCTACCTGAAGAATCATACTTATCATAAAACCATACATGCAGCTCATGATATGGAGGTAGAACTTGCCAGGAAAGTAGATGTAGCCAAATGGGTAGATGAAAATGATGAGAGTATTGCCAAAGTATATCTCATTGACCGGGTAAAAGATACCAGAGAAACGGTAATCAAAAGAACCATAGAAATGACCATATATTAAAATTCAAGATTATGACAAGAATGACTTCAAGTTACACAGTAGAAGACCTGATAGGTGCATTAGAAGAAATGGACCCTCAGGCACCAGTAATGGTCGCAGTTCAGCCTACCTGGCCTTTTGAACATACCATTACCGGGGTAGTAAGCGATTGCAACGGTATAGTATACCTTGCATCCAAACAACATGGATATTTACCTCAGGAGGCTAAAGATGCCTTTGAGAATGCTGGGATACCATTCTCAGACCGATGACTTTAATTTGCAAATATGGATTTAATATATTATATTTGCAATAAGAAAAATATAAAACCCTGCAATTATGGAAGATTATAAAAAAGTTATGCTCTCAGGTCTCAAGGAATCATGCAACTTGGGAAAGATTTATGAAGAGGAAGTAGATTGCATCAAGGAAGCAATCGAGGACACCTATGCCGAGATGATGGAAGAACTGGATTCCCGACTGGGATTGAAACTCTACGATTATAAAGTAGAGATTAAATATGACCAGGACCGGATTCCTCAGTCATACAAGCATACTCTCCTGGTCAAGTACAATGAATCAGAGGGAGCAATCAAAATGAATTTCCGGGGAGTATTAAACCAATTGAAGGAGATTCTCTCTACCGGAGATGATGAAGTACTGGTAAGTGGTTGCAACCTTGGATTGGTAATAACCATCATGGCATGAGTTCAATCAATAAAATATGTAGAGAATACAACTGGGTATGTAAACATATCAAAGGGCCTCTCTACAGGATAAAAATGCAGGAGTTATATGCGGAAGCTAATAAAGCTATGAAAGACCCCGAGTTAACTCCTGAACAGAAACTAAAGTTAATCGGTATCAGAGACTTATTAAAATCCAAGCTATGAAAGTATACGAATTAGCAGAGTATCTAATAGGGTTAGAACCAGAGGAAGAAGTTAGGTTATTAGAGAACTTAGAACCCAACCAAGATGGTCTCATTAAAACCATAGATCTGACTCCGAGCATAATATTCAACAAGCTAACTGGAGAAAGGGTTCTAGCCCTGATAAAATCAGATCAATTGGTGAAAGCTGTTAAAAATGGCATAATTATACCACAAACCTTTAAAGATCAATTGTCATGAATGAAAACAACAACCAGTCGGTATTCCCGATTATCGTAACTGTACTTATCATTGCAGGATTGATAGCTGCAGTAGCCTATGATCGACATTACAGAACCCATCGACATCCCAAGAATCCCATGGAGGACATCATCCAAGTCACCAAACCTGTACTAAGGGTCAACGGAGACGGGAGCTACTACATCTCCAATGAAACCCAATACTACAGGGTGAAAACTGAACAAGAGGCAGAAGCTCTCAAGGAAAGCCTTCAAAAGAAAAGAGAAGATCTTGAAAAACAGGTTCAACAACAGCAAAATCTCAACATAAACCATAATATCCATATCACGGTAGAGGATGACACTTGGTAAAGGCCATCAATATTTATTTGCAAATATAAATTAAAATCGTTATATTTGTATAAAGAAAAAAGAATAATATAAAACATTCAAAGCCATGAAAAAGAGTCCCGATCTCCACCTCTTCCTCCTCAAAAAAGTCCATGGATGGTGCAAAAGGAATAACCTGACAAATTACGAAATGTATTTCCAATGCACATTCAGAGAATTTCTCCAAAGATATGGTATGCTCCTCACAAAGATTGAGACCAGAAACAATCAATATAAAGGTCATCACACTTTCACCTTTACACCAGCTCCGGGTGCAGAAATATTCGGAGGTACAAACATAGATTTGGAATCGGTACTGGATACGTACTACTCAGGATATATGGATTACTTCGAATATGAAGAGACATCGGTGATTCGCAATCACAAGGGTATTATTTCTATCCGCTGCTACTACCTAATCTAGTAACTCAAAGATAACAGGAATAGAAAACTAAGCAACACTAAAAACTAAATCACTATGAAAGACATTCTAGTACATTACACCCATCCTGAAGAGAATAAGGATACGGGACTCTACACCGAGGTTGAACACAAAGGATATATCCAACAGTGGTACTTGGGCCCGGGATATAAAATGGCAGTGATCCTGAACACCCAGGGGAAATTCCAATTGGTATCCATGGATAAAATCTGGGTAAACCCAGAAGATATGCCCCAAAACAAATAAAACTATGAAAATCAAATTCACATCCTTATCTAATTCCTCTCCCAGAGAATGGATATTGATCCCAACCATAATCATCACATCCGAAATCCCATTCTACATCCTCCTTTCCTGGTTAAGATGGTATATAGAATTTGACTTCTTTTCAATCCACAAATCCAAATAACCCATGAAACCAAGAAAAATCAAAATCTCAAGGGATAGGGCAATCATCATAGCCTCAAACCACAACAACATCCCAATCCAAAAGGCTAAGGAATATACAGATTCCGAACTAAGGGAAGTATTAAGGCATCTGAACCTAAAGCCAGGCTTCTAATACCCCTAACCCCCCAAACAAAGAAAAATCCCAAATATCAATACAATCCTTAATATATACATCCATATATAAGGGCTTATATAAATATCTATACTTATAATCATCAATCATATAAGGCTTTTAAGGTTGGCTTTTATCTTAGAGGCCTTTTATTTATGTGTTAGGTTAGGGCAAAAGTTAACAAGCAGTCGGTAATACGGGTCCGGACGACGAAGAAGTCCAAGGGCCATAAAATCGGGGTGAGGAAAAAATTTTGGGTAGGGCAATCTTAAGGCCTCACTGTGTACCCTATGAGCTCTGGAGCTATCTATGTTACTATACGTATTAGCTAACCAGACTTAGGGCCCTAAGACCAGGAACAAGGCCTCTAAGGTGTACCTTTAAGGTGCCTAAACCCCTACCTTAATCAAGCCTATATATATATATATAATAAGTATATTAGGATTTAGGTTAAGGCCCCTAGCTAAGGCCTTTTCGATAAAGAGACATTAGGCCCTCTGACTCTTGATATCTACAACTTGACTCTCTATTCAGATTGGTACACTGATGGTACCATTAAGGGCCTTAATCCTAAAGAATACAATCTATATTATATATATATATGCGAGTCTTTTAGGGGATTTTGGAACAGGTGTCTAAAATCGATATGCCAGGAATAGAGTATTGGAGATTTGATTTCTCAAGTTAAGGCTTAGTTAGGGCACATTTAGGGTACCTTTTAAGGCCATAAACTACCTTTAAGGTAGGCCTTAAAGAATTATTTGCATATTAAAAATATTATGATTATATTTGTATAAAGAAAAAGAAATAATAAACTCTAAAACATTTAAGGCCATGAAAACTTACACTGTATTCCTTAACTTCATACGACCGGAAGATATGGAAACCGATACCTATTTGGTAAAGGTTACAGCTAATAATCCCAAAGATGCCCAGACCCAAGCCATTCAGTATATAAAATCCATATATGGGCCAATGGGTTGGAAGGTTTTCAAATTGAGTAAGAAAGTATATCCTGACTTCGATTATGAAACCCCTTATATAGAGGTATCGGAAGGCCTTTTAGAAATCCAATATATTCAGGACTTCCAACTCCCCGAATTTTAATCCTTAAATCCATAAAGCCATGCTTGATTCTAAAGACTTTACCAATGCCCTGGAGATTATCTCCAAACATCATTCAACCGAATTGGCAATCAATACTCCTAAGAATAACTTCGTAGGGTATATGGGCCAGACTGTATTCAGGTTGCATATTAAGAAATGTGTACCTTCTGTAATCAGTAATCTGATTCATGCAGGGTACATCCTTAATATGGGACCTGAAGGATTGGAGGTCGATAAGATTTAACCTTCGTTTGCTTTCAAGGTTGGGCCCCGCTTTTAGGGGCCTTTTTATATTGGTATATGGTTAAGGCCTTATATCGCTTTTAGTGGCTTGGCTTATAGGCCTTTTATATTATAGGTTAAGGTACCTATATGGTACCCAACCAGGCCTTCAGATATTATATAATATAGGGGGAATGAATGCAATGAAAGGTGTATCCCAATGCAAGCAGGGGCATATCATAGAAACTTAAGACTTACGGAATATAGTTTACTTGTTTATAAAACTAAGAACTTCTAGATTATGAAAGGCAGGGTACCCAATCCTAAGCCAACCCTGGGAACTTCAGGTTGAAAATAAAGGCAATGCAGGGTAGGAGCTAAGGCCTTAATTCATTTCGGACATATAGGACTCAACCCAGGAGCTAAGACCATTTTAAGAACCGAACATTAAGACCTTCTATCAGAACCTTCTTTCAGGTACCATGATGGTGCCAAGAAGGCCCACAAAGCAATTCCCATGCCAGGAATGTCCAGAAATAGCTCCCAGAAAGTTTTATGAAAATAAATGCTTCCGGGGCCACAAATTATAAATATTTATTGTATATTTGTAATACAGAAAAGAACTAATAAAAGTTAAACCAATTAAAAAATTTTACTATTATGAAAGCAAATGAAATTTTAGCAATCGGCAATGAAATTTTTTCGACCAACGAAAGAAAATCTATTTACAAAAAAGAAATTTTTGCAGAGTGCAAAACCGACAAAGAAAAGAAAAATTTGCGTATGAAATTGCGTAAAAAGTTAGATAACTTTATTGCCGAAAGCATTGCATCGGCAAAGCAACCTGCCAAGTTGGCCGAACTCCGCAAGGCATGGCAATCCTATGCCACTCAGGTATATATTAACTCCACTGCAATAGTGGATGCCAATGCCAACACGGAGAAACGGAAATCCATCACCGACTTCCTTGCACTTATGCAACCGGCAAAGGGGGGTAAATAAAACCCCTACCGGGGTAATACCAAAGGGGACAAACCAAAATTTGTCCCCTATTTTTAATAAAATTTATTTTTGCGATAGGGACACCGTGGTCCCTTTTTTATGCAAGGACTTTTTGGGCTCCTCGCATTAAGGGATTCCTGAATTATCCATTACCCTTAGCTCCTCCTGAAAGGCACCCACCGAATGGGCACATAACCACATCCCCCCCTCTCCCTACACAAAATAAAGAACCCTACCAAAGGCTCTTCATAAAATTTTTCCAGGATATTTTTAGGCTCCTATTATAAGGCTCATGATTTAGCCTTATATATCCCTATAAGTCTATCAAAAGCCTTAACCCTTACTTCACTATCCCACCTACTCCACCAAAATATTTCTCGAAGGGTCAACTTATGGTTTTGAAATTCCCTATAAGCCTCAGTAGTTTTATCCCCACCCAAGAACTCAAAGTTAAATTCAGGGATAAGTATAAAAGGCCATTCAGGTTTGTACAATAGTTTACTATCAAATATTTTTGACTCATGTCCCATATTCTGTAAGATACAAATCAAAGACTTCTCTAATTCTGAATCCATTAATACAGCCAATTTGAATGACTTGCACATTCCCCAATTAAAAATGGTATTCATATAAATCTCCTTGGCTTTGGTTATCCATTCCAGGATAATCCTATTCTTTTCTTTCTGTTCCATGATTAGGCATAGGGTTTAATTATAACTATTGTAAGGAATAATACCAGAATGCAAATTGTTCCAAATATGAATAACTCACCTATTATTTGTAATAATTTACTAGAATGTTTCTGCAACGAGCAAAGGACCCCACCCATTATTCCCAATGTGAGTGTGAATCCCATAAGGAAGAAAAGGATATGAAATAAAAACCTTACCATATCACCAAGTTGTTAGAATGTATTTACCATTTTTAATCTCTATTTGATATCTCCATACCCCTATTTTAATAAGGGGTATCTTGCCTTCATTTAATCCGTTGTGTATAGAATTCTTCAAGTCTTCCATTAACCCCTCTAAGGTATCAAATGTTTCTTCCATATTGAGAATGAATTTTAAAGATATAGATCTGGGATAATCATTTCGGTAGAGGATTCACACAAAGAAAGGTGGGTATCAATCCCACCTTTTATATAATTAAGTATTAGAACGTGACGTGGAAATTACCGATGGGATGAGAATTATCCGGTATATTGATATAAAACATGGATGATGTTGCCTTATCTTTAGCATATATATCAAGGCCCCATCCATCAGCTGTCATCCATGAGGTGTAGTTTAATTGTATGGATGTATTGAGGTACATATTGGCATAGTTATTGGGGTCACTGAATCCCCTCCACAACCACTGCAAACCGTCGGAGGGCATAACCTGAGTCACCCTGCTAGTAAGGGTATCCCTTTCTCTCATGTATATCGGAGGGGTTATCCTGAATATCTCTCCCCTATTGTGACTCATAGTAGTGATATATACTTCAGGCACCTCCATTATGATATCATCCCAGCAGGTGATGGGACCTCTCCATTCGATATTTGAAACTTGGGGATCCTTAGCTTGCCATAATAACCATCTGGATTCATCTCCCAGGTAAAAATCTCCGATAGTGGACATACTACCTGAATCTATGAATTGCAATTGGATTTTACAGGTCCGATAGGCATTAGCAGGGGGAGGGGTTATGCTAAAGTCTCCGTATCCTTTGGCATCCGTTAGGAGATTCAGCATCCCCGAAGGATTTATGTTCTCCTGATTTGCTCCTGAGCCAATAGAGGTATAGGTGGGAGTTATGGCCGAGAACGATGTAACCATAACTACGTATAATTGATATACGTGATTGGGTGTGCCCATGAATCTGAATTCTATCGGGGTGTTTTCTTGTTCGTACCCATAATTTGGGATATACATTTTGACTGCACCCTTTAAGCCGGTTTTACTGATTACTCCCAGGTTGTTGTATTGGGTGCTGTTTTTGGTTTTCACATAAAGGGCGTTTTGAATAAAACTCTGCCCGATAGGCACGTTTTGGGAATGAAATAGTAACATAGTCTTTCTAGTTAAGGTTCTTTATATACGCATAAAAGTATTTCTTAGAAGAAATACTTTTACCCTTAAACACTAAGGTTATGCTATTATTTCACTCTCAAAACGTACCTGTTGAAAATAAAAACTTAGTTAAAAACGGGTTAAGATGGAAGGCCATAGTGGGTGAGGGGGGTTATTGGACAGCCGGAAACTTCTTACTTGATTACCCTGCTGAAACCCGGTTGACGGTCACTTTCTATAACAGTTGGGGTACCTATTGTAAATTGACGGTATTGGAGGGTAGTTCCTCATCAACCTTAATATTCCCGAGCTGGAGTATAGACAATAAGATCACAAGTATTCGTGATGTTACAATCACTCCTGTTAGTGATGATAAATACGTATACTATTACAGGGGAGTTGCAATATAATCAGACAACATAAAAGGTAGGAGATTCTCCTACCTTTTATTGTATGTGGTAATTATTATTATTCGGATCACTGGGCTTTGGCCCTCTGTTTCAAATAAAACTTGGTTTCTACAAATAAATAGGGATAATCCTTATTGTCAGGGTCATATACCAAAGTATAATCTACCCCTCTGACATTAGCCCTCATATAATGTAACTCTTTCCAGGATTCATCATTCAAATTTTTGATGACTTGATCAAAGGAAGGAACAAAACCCACCCTCTTTCTGACATATTGTTTCTGGGTTCTTAGTGTGCCTTTACCCACTTCTTCATAGAACATCTCTTCTACTATTCCTCCAGTTGCATAGAACTGATCCGGCGTATAAACTTTCACTGCCATTTTATAATAACTTTATCAAGGTTCCCAAATATCAAAGGATTGATCTCGATTTGTAGTGATCACTAAATCGTGGCTTTCTCTCTTTACCCTTAATTTTGAATACACTATGCCGTATTTCTTATAAAGGTTCACCTCGGTTTCGGTTATAATATTCTCGATATTACCCTTTAACCTGCTACTGAATTTTTGGGGTTGACCATTTATCAGAGAATTTATCTTTCCAGAGAGTCTATCTAAAATTAAACTGGGAATATCACCATCTATGATTATATTCTCTATATAAGCATCCCATACGGGAATATCCCTCTTTTCCTGGTCACTTACTCTTGGGAGAATTATCTCGGTATTATTTCGTTTTATTGCCATTTTTGAAAAGCACTTTGAAAGTTAGGGTGAATAGCCCTATGATCACTGCTGGGCTCACTGTCCAAATAAGGAATAAAACTCCATACCTAACTGGATTGGAAGCTTTTTTAAGAGGAGTTTCCTCTATTACGCTCCGGATAAATAGGCAGAATATGAACCCGAGAGTGTAGAATACCAAAAGAGTATAACCTAACCAGGCCGGAGCTGGGCTAGTATTCATTAAGATATCAGACATGATATGATTATTATGATGGTGATACAGACGATTAGTGTTTTTATGGCTTCTTTCTTACCTTTGGACCAAGACTCATTACCCTCATATTCCTTGTTTACTCCTTTCAGAGCTTTCCAAGTCATTCCTCCACAGTATGCAGAGTAACTAATGATGTTAACTATGGCCCAATTAAGTAAGAAGCGTATCATTTTCCTTCGATTTTTTTGAGAATACGGCTGATTTTGGCAGCTGCATACCTTATTATGTCGGGATTTTCTATCCCTTTCTTGTTGATAGTAGCTAATTTCTCCAGACCACGGTTCAAAGTTCTCTGAGCTATCAGAGTTTTATACTTCTCTTCGTTAAAAACCTCGATTTGATACTTAGAATTGAGAGGATGAAGAGTCCTATCAGTTCTGATACCATTCTCAAGGGTGTAAATTCCCTTTTTCCTCTCCTTAATCGCCGTCTTTTCAAAGAAGGCAGGGCCTGTTACCAGTAGTAAATCACCAACTTTCATGAGTTTTGTTATTATTTTAATGCAATATAGGATAGTATTTTGCAAGACCTTCGTGTATATCTATATAAACCTTATTTTCAATGAATGTTTTAGGTGTCTGTGGAGCTCAAGGAGCTCTGTTATTTGAGTTTAAGAAGCATCTTGTAGCCAATGTAGAGCCAAGAGCAGTATTTCACTCCAAAAAAGAGGAGCAATGGAAGCTCAATTTCGGGGATATACCCTTTGTAAGGTCTTTAGAGGAGGTAAAAGCTCAAAAAATAGACCTGATACTCGGTTCTCCATCATGTGGACATAGCTCTGTATTCTCATACTCCAGGAAAAAATCCCTCGGTAAACCACGGGAAGATGTCACCCTCAATTTATATCTTTCCAGTATTAAGAAATTCAAACCAGCAGTATTTATGCTGGAGAACCTCCCTAAACTTCTAGATTTTATCCCTATCGGGGAATGGGAGCATAATTTACCCGATTATAAACTTATAGTTCACTGTCACTCCGTTACGGTATTCGGTAATTCCCAACAAAGTAGGAAACGTTTGGTATTGATAGGAGTGAGAAAAGACTCGAAAATCAATTCACAGATATTTGACCATACTTTTCAGGTTACCAAACCCAAGAATCTGTGTCAACTGAAGAAAGGGGTCAGGAGAAATATAAATTATCGGGAAGCTGATGACAAAAAGCTAGCCATGTATCACTATGACGATAAGTCCAAAACTACTTTGACAGTAGCTCAGGTAAGAAACCTGTGGAGAACTGAGTTTAAGAATGACTACAAGTGGCCTATGAGAACTCAAAAGATGAAGACTCTCCCGGGAGTATATCGTAACAGAAAGAGAAGTTATCCCTTAACTGTAAGACCTTCATCCAGGCAATTCAATCCCCACGGAAGGATTATGGGCCTTGAAGAATATAGGGTGATTATGGGCTTTCCCAAAACCTTCCGAATTTATTTTGATAAGGCCAACCCAACTTATTGGTTAAATAAGGGAAGGAATACCTTAACCAAGGGTTCTGTATATGAGGTCGGATTATGGTTAAAAAGGTGCCTTAAAAAGGCCTCTATTTTACGATGACTCCCCCTCGTATATGCGCGTGATAATAATATACCTTAAACAGTATATTATTATCTATACACGTGTTTAAGGGGGGTATATGAAAGAAAAACTAAACACATAAAAGAAGATGAAAAATGTAATCCTAACCTTAGCCTTTATAATTATGGCCTTAACCATATTTTGGCTATGGAACCGAAATTCTGAATTAAGGCATGACCTTAAAAATTCTATCGAGCAACCTGATACCATTTGGGTTAATAAATCCTTTGTACCAAAGGTTGAATTCCCTAAGATTCAATTACCCAAAATGGTATTCCTCTATCAGATTGATTCTGTTCCTATCGAACGAATTGAATATGTTGATAGAGTAGTTACTATCATTCAGAAGGATTCAACCAAAATTGAATACAATGAGTTATTCCTGACCAATTATCCCAAAGCTTCTAAGTTATTGCAAATACTCTCGAATAAGGATAAACTATCTATCACTACATTCAATACTGATTGTAAGCTTATGACTAAGGAATATCCAGTGAACTATTCTCGTTATCAGTATGACTATCTGGATGGTAAATTAACCTATAAGAAAACGTCCTTCCTAAAAAGATTTAATCCAGTAGCTCAGTATACCTTACGACCAGTACATAACTTCCATGATTTGGATTTAGGCCTGAAATACAATACCAGTAAATTTAATTATGAAGCCGGGTTGAATATCAACTATTATCCTAAGCTTCGGGATAATTTAGGTCTCGACCCGTACTTAAGAATTTCATATAATTTCTGACATGGCAAGAAAGAAGACATTAGTCGAAGATACAAGTCTTACACCCGAACAACTTAAGACATTAGTTAGGGTGATGAAAGACCCTTTCTTCTTTTCTACTTTCTGCTACGTGATAAACCCAGTGTTGGGTATGGTAAAGTTCTTGCTATATCCTTTTCAGAAGGCAGTGCTATACCAGTTCATGCTCAACAGGTTCAATATCATCCTAAAGTTTCGTCAGGCTGGTATTACTGAGCTAATCTCCCTCTACTGTCTTTGGTTAGCAATGTATCATCCTAACAAGAAGATAAACATTATCTCAATCAAGGACACCGTAGCAAAGAAAGTACTAAAGAAGATTAAGTTCATGTACAAGAATCTTCCCTCATATCTGCAAGAGCCCATTATAAATGGTCGTGCTGGGGAATTTGGTTCTGTATCAACTATAGAGTTTGCAAATGGTTCTGTAATGGAATCTATTCCAACTTCAGACCAAGCTGGTCGTTCTGAATCTTTGTCATTGTTGGTGATTGATGAGGCAGCAATTGTAAGATGGGCTTCAACTATCTGGGCATCAGCTTTCCCTACTCTATCGACCGGTGGTGCGGCTATAGTAAACTCATGTATCACGGGTGACACTCAGATAATAGGTAAAGATGGACCTTTCAGAGTTGATTCTATATGTCCTAAGACCTTTGGTAAGATGGATATATCTCATCTCGGGTTGAGAGTATTATCACATACCGGAAAGTGGCAGAGAGTACTTGGTTCTGTAAACAAGGGTATACTGAAAACCTGGGAAGTTCACAATGAACAAGGTAGGGTTATTAAATGTACTCCAAAACATAAGTTGTATACTCTTGAAGGTTGGTTACCTGTTTCAGAGATAATCAAACGAGATATACCTGCTATCTTCTATCATACTGGTATAAGCGGTCTGGAGCAGAATCCAGTAACCGTAAAACCCAAGAAAGAGATATGCAAACCCATACCTGGTTATCCAAACTATGAAGTCTCTAACTGGGGAAGAATCTTCATTGTAAAGAATGGAACGAGGGTAGAAAAATTACCAAAACCATGTACTAACCGAGAAAAATATCTAAATATAAGTCTGTGGAATAATGGTCAAAAGAAAAAGATATGTGTCCACAATTTGGTAGCTAAAGTATTCTTAGGAGAAATTCCAGATGGGTATGTAGTTGACCACATTAACAACAATCCTTCAGACAATTATGTAACCAATCTCCAGATAGTTACAGTAGCTGAGAACGGTCAAAAAGCTGCGAAACATTCTTATGGAATGAAGCTTGGGTCTAAACTAAAAGGGGGATTCAACTACGACTTAAGAGTGGTGGCTTACATAAGATACCGTTATCAGGAACTTGGTTACTACTATGGAGTGTTGGAGAAGATATCTCAGGAGATTGAGAATAAGTTTGAGGTTAAACTGAATAAGTCTTATATTCAACGTATTGTATCTGGTAAACGTGGTACAAGTATCTATCTTTCTAAGCTGAAAGTAGTTAGAAAGTATTACGATACCATTTATGACATTTGCGTTGAAAACGATGAATCTTACCTCATCAACGAAGACTACGTGTCTCATAACACGCCTTACGGCGTCGGGAACTTCTTCCATGGTACTTGGGTAGATGCCATATCTGGAGGCAACCCATTCAACCCAATCAGATTGTATTGGCAGATGCACCCTGACAGAGATGAGAAATGGTATGAAGAAATGTCTGCTGCTCTTGGTCCCAAGAGAACTGCTCAGGAGATAGATGGTGACTTCCTATCATCAGGTAATACAGTATTTGACTTAGCTGATATTAAAGCTATAGAGGAATGCTTATTCGACTACCCTGTTATCAATACTCGTCTTAAAGGTCAGTATAAAGAGTTCAACGAACCAGACCCAAACAAAGAATACTTTATCGGTGGTGACTGTGCTACTGGTAGAGGTACTGACTACTCTGCTTTCACCTGTATGGATAAAGAAGGGGAAGAGGCTGCAGTATATAAGGGGAGAATACCCCTGAACAAGTATGCCCGACTCCTTGGAGATATTGGAGAGAAGTATAACTTTGCTAAGTTAGCTCCCGAGACCAATGATGTTGGTATGACGGTAACTACCATACTTCAAGATGAGGGATATCCTAATCTATACTTCTATACTAAGCTCTTACGTAAGAAGAGGAAGAATAGACCAGAAGAAGATAAGTTCCCGGGATGGTTGACCACAACCAAGAACCGTTCTGTAATAATCGAGAACTTAGAGAAGGATATCAGGGAAGAGAACGTAATTATAAAAGACCCGTTCTTTGTACAAGAAGCATATACTTTCATCTATGACGGGGCTGGAAGACCAATTGCTCGTGGTAAGCATAGAATGAATAACTCATCTATGGACCTAGATTTGGAAGGTGAAACCTATTCCGATGATGCTATATTCGGTAAAGCTATCACAAATCATATCAGGTCTCACAGTCCATCTGGTACTGTAGTAATTCCTCAGTAAGCATAAACAACCATTCAATATAACATGAAACTTAATCCTATCAGTTGGTTCACCAGGTCTAAGCCTGTGGAATCTCAGAACAAAGATGAGGGAAAGGGTTCAATAAGTCCGGGCAGAGTTTCTCAACCAGATGATGGTGTGGGGAACTCTGAACTCATTACCACTCTCAATGGTATGACGAACTTAGTTACCCCAACGTTCAGAACAGAACTAATACCTATCATTCGGGACTTGTACAAGATAAACCCGGACGTCAGCATTGCATTGCAGGACATGTTCAAGTTGTCGAATACAGGTCATACTATCGACTTTCCAAACAACACTCCCGATGAGTCCACCAAGATGAGGGAACATTTAAGGAATGTATCCAAGAGGTGGTCGAAGTATACAGCCGGAATAGATGGGTTGGTAAACAAGTTCATAGTTCAGCTTCTTGTTAGTGGTGCTATATCGGTGGAAGGAGTACCAAACAAGAAGCTAACAGGATTGGAAACCATACTCTTCATTAAACCTGAAACTATAAGGTTTAAGAGAGAGAACAATGGAGTATATCACCCATACCAAAGGAATCCCCGTTTGGTAGATGGTCTTAAGGATTCATTCATACGATTGAATACCGAGACCTATTGTTATGTTGGTATGTACAATGATACTGATGAACCATACGGGGTACCTCCATTTATGTCGGCTTTGGATTCTATCGCTGGTCAGCATACTATGCGAAAGAATTTTAAACACATCATGGAGGTAATGGGTATGGTTGGTTTCCTTGAAGCTAAGATGGCTAAACCTCCTCGTACTGCTGGAGAAAGTGAAAAAGCCTATGCTGATCGTTTGAACAGTACTCTTCGGAAGATGAAGACCAACATTGTCGGCGGTATGTCAGATGGAGTAGTGGTTGGTTACATAGATGACCATGAATTCGAACTGAGGTCAACTTCGGCTTCTATGCAGAATATAAACCTTCCCTGGAATATGAATCAACAATCCGTAGCAAACGGCCTCGGAGTAAATGGTTCTATCATAGGAGTATCTGCATCACAGAGTGGTACCGAGGGTGGAGCTGGTATACAGCTGTCTAAGATGATATCCCAGTTAAAGAATATTCAAACCCTGGTAATCTTTGTACTGGAGTTCTTTTATTCTCTAGAATTGCGCTTGGCGGGGTTCAATAACAAGGGAATAACTATCAAGTTCGGGACTTCAACTGTTTCTGATGATATTAAGTTACAGCAGGCTCGTGAATATCGGGCTCGTGTAAATGTAACCCTGTATAATCAGGGTATTATCAGTCAGGACCAGTTTGCTCGTGATATGGGTTATGAAACTCCGGACCAACCCGAACCAAGAACTCCTGTAGATTCGGATGATTCAGATGGTACGGGAGATTCAGATACTGGTAAGAAGAAAAAGAAACGGGAAGATGACAAAGACAAGTCAGACCGTAGGACCAGGGATAAAACAAACCCTAATCCCAAAAGAAAAGACCAAGACAGTAAACCAAGATAAATTATGCCAAATGTTCATCAGAATACCGATGTAATGGTATTAAGTGCAGCTCATAGCTTAATGGTATCTAATGTACCAGAAGTAGTTATTGATGCTCACTCTCTCTCCGAAAACTTCTACAAGGGTACTGTCAACTTTAGTGAAGACCCTAAGAAGTCACTGGAAAGGTTTGGTATGTGGGGTGGCACTTTGAATGTCAACCAGTTCATGCCAGAAGTAACTCCAGAAATGTTAAAGCCAAAGGACAGTGACTTTATAGAGCCAATGTTCCGAATGCTTTCTGCCGCAATAGTGGCAAAGAAGTACAATCCCACTGAGTTTCCGGAAGCAGTGCTGAAGGAATCTATGCCTCTCCTAGTAGGTCAGTCTGTTAATCTCGACCATGAAACCGATGTAGCTAATGCCATTGGAGCAGTTAAGTCTGTAGAGTGGCAGGAAGCTTACCAAGATGAAAAGACCGGGGTAGTTATCCCAGCTGGTATCAATGGTATCATGAAGATAGATGGGCTTTCCAATCCCCGTATAGCTAGGGGTATTCAGATGGACCCTCCTTCAATACATTCCAATTCGGTAACCGTAGAGTTTGCATGGGAACCCTCTCATTCCTTTGAGGATATCTGGGAGTTCTATTCCAAACTTGGTACGTATACTGAAAGTGGTGAACTGATTCGCAGGATTGTTACCAAAATCATTTCCTACAAAGAGACATCTTTAGTATGGCATGGAGCAGACCCCTTTGCTCAGCTTATCAAGAGTGGCAAATTAAACAGCCCTGCTTATGCGGGAAGTCAGTACTACTCCTTCTCCGAAGAAAAAGCTGCCGAGGCTAATGATCCCGCAAAGAGGGTCTCTATGTTCGACTTCAAGATTCTTTCTGAAAAAGAGATAAAGTACAATACCACCCAATCTAATAATGAAAAGGGTGCCGGAAAGGGTAACCACAATAACCAAACAAATAAAACAAACATGGACAAAGAATTGCAGCAAGTGCTGGCGAGCCTCTTTGGTGAAAATCTTTTGACCCTTTCTGAAGGTCAGGAAGTTTCGGCAGAGCTGGCTCTCACCCAGATTAAAAACCTGGTACAGCAGAATCAGAGCCTCACAGAGGTCGTGGCTTCCAAAGACACCGAGATTCAGACTCTCAAGGAAGAGAAGGCAAATCTCGAGAAAGACATGGAGTCTTACAAGGAAGCAAAGAAAAATTGGGACGGTCATATCAAATCATTCCGTGAGGAGACGGTGGCTGCCTACAAGAAAGTTTCCGGCGAGGAGAACGTAGACCAGAATATCTTGGCACTCCTGGAGAACGAAGGAACTACCATGGAGACCCTCAGTGCTCTGCGTAAGACCTACGATGCACAGCTGGAGGACAAATTCCCGATGCACTGCAATCATTGCGGTTCTCAGGACGTGGGCCGGGCATCGTCTATCAATCCCGAGGGAGAAGACGAGACGAAGAACGGAGACAAGTCTACTCAGGCAGTTGCCCAGGCTTTGGCCGACCGGAAACTCCGAGGAGGAAAGAAATAACAGAAAAGTAACTCAAATCTCAAATTAAATTATGGCAGACTTACACAAAGTGGGTTCCCGAACCCCGCAGGCTGTGATTTACAAAAGTGAATCGCACAAGCTTCATCAGGCATTCCCGGTAAAGAAAGGCGATACCATCGTTCAGGGTCAGCCCGTAAAGCTGAATACTGATGGTACTATTTCTCCGTATACCGGAGCATCGGGCGAAATGTACCTCGGTATCGCTATCGGTTACAGCCAATACCCCGCATATCCTCCTACGGCAGCCGGAGTAGAGGTTACAGTAATGGTCCAGGGCTACACCATTATCCATGGTATCGCCAAGGCTGAGATAACCACTACTGGTTATGTTCAGACGGACGGTACTCTTGACGACAGTGGCACGTATCCCAACTTCAGTCCCTCGGCTTCCAATGCCGAAACTCCTTTCCTGGCTATCAACGTGGCTGAGGTAGGCGAACTGGTACGAATCCTCGCAAAATAACAAGAAAAACACATTCAGAATATGGCAGAAAAAACTTTCACTCGGGACCAGTACTTAAAGGAGCTTCCCGAAATCGTAAAGAACATGGATGGCTTCCGACAGGGAAGCAACAAGAGTCTTCCGGTAGACATTCATCTGGATGATATGCTCCAGGAGAAATACGGCATCACACAGGAAGATTACTTCAAGGCCGTCGGATTCAATCCCAAAGTTGACACGATGGAGAATATCTACTCCATGCCGAATCCCGAACTCCGCTGGCTCGTTCCGGAGATTGTCCGTGAGGCAATCTATCTGGGAATGCGTGAAGCACCTTTCTATCCCAACATCATCGCCTCCGACCAGCCTATCAACGGGTTGACCGCAATCATGCCGCTCGTCAACATGTCCGACGCCAACCCTGCCCGGGTGAACGAGGCAGAGACCATTCCTCTGGGTACCGTATCTTTCGGCCAGAAGTCGGTCAACCTCTTCAAAATCGGTAAGGGTTTCAAGGTTACCGACGAGGTACGAAGCTACGTATCGATGGACGTGATGGCAATCTTCCTTCGTGACTTCGGCGTTCAGCTTGGTTACGCAATGGATGCTCTGGCCATGGATGTCCTCGTAAAGGGTAACAAGCTGGACGGTTCGGAATCGGCTCCGGTCATCGGCGTGGGAGATACCACAAAGGGTATACAGTATCGTGACCTCCTCCGAGTATGGATTCGGGCATCACGCCTCGGCCGTCAGTTCCGTACCATCATCGGCGGTGAAGAGCAGGCACTTGACCTTCTCGACCTTCCCGAATTCAAGCTGCGTTCGTCGGGTACGACCGATGCCCGCCTGAATCTGAAGACTCCGGTTCCCAACTCGGCAGACTTCTACATTCACGGCGGAACTCCAGCAGACGAGGTAATGCTTGTGGACCCGGCAGCAGCCATGATAAAGCTGACTGCAAAGCAGCTGATGCTGGAGTCGGAGCGTATCGTTTCGAATCAGACTGAGGCTATCTATGCTTCGCTGACGACGGGCTTCTCGAAGATGTACCAGGATGCTTCTATCCTCATCGATGCGACGAAGGAATTCACTACCAATGGATTCCCCGATTACATGGATGTCGACAAGTACCTGACAGGTATCATCGAGTAACACCCAATAACTCAAACCTGGGGGCGGCTTAATACCGCCCCCTTAACTAATTTAACTATGGCAAGTAAACGATACGTAAAACTGAGTCCCAAGGCCAGTATCTTCTATGACCAGGGTTCGAAAATCAAGGTTCTCCGCAAAGAGGTTGTGGAGTTAACAGACAAACAGTACAACCTACGGGTTATCAAGGCTGCCTTGGCAAATGGCTATCTCATCGAAGCCAAAGCCGAGGAGTTCAAAGAACCCCCCCCGAAAGGTGCTCCATCAGCTCCTAAGAAGGAAGTTGACCTGGAAGCTGTTCGTAAGAAGTTCGAAGACCTCTTGGAGGCCGAGGAAGCTCCCGAGAAAATCAAGGAACAGTTCAACACCGAGGAGTTGAAGGCTTTGGCTCTCTCTTTGGAGATTGAGCCGGAGGAAGGTGATACCAAGCTTGACTTGGTGAATGCTATCCTCGATGAGCTGAAGGACGAAGACGACGAGTAAACTATGGAAAAGGTAGATTTCTTATCTACCGTAGTTGGACTCAATGCAAGGTTTAGGGGATTCGCTGATGAACTACCCCACGACTTTACAGTAACATGGGTATTTGGTGATGGGAAGACAGAATCACATGTAGGTGTGGTAACTGCTTCCCATCTTTATGAAGCTTCAGGTGACTATGTGGTCAAGATGACCATAACCAACAATGTCGGTGGAGTTGCATTATCAAAGACTCAGGTTATTGGGGTTAGTGAAGAGGTAAAGACCCAGTTGCCTGGCAGTATCTATGAGCTGATAGACACTTATATTCCTGAGGATATTTTCGGTAAGCTTACGCTTAAAGAGAAGCAACAGTTTATTGAAAAATGGCAGCTGTATATTCAGCCGCTAGTAAATCACGAAGTACCAATAGAGGAATTTAATAATGAGTTGTATTATGAAGCTCTAGAAAACCAGCTAATTATGGAATTGGCAGCCTATGATTATATGGTTGTACAGATTTCATTGATGGTTGGTGCCACTGCAGAATCCGTTAAAGAGAGTAACTCATCCTCTACATCTGAATCCGAATCTTCAGAGTCAAGCCGAGGTTCAGGTGAGGTTAAGCGAATACAAACAGGTCCAACTGAGGTAGAATTCTTCAACGATACTGACTCTGAATCTAAAACCTCATCTAATGTCATAAAAGCAATGCAACCAGGTGGAGTTATTGATATACTCAAACAAAATCTGTGTATGCTTGCTGAAAGACTTTCCATCTATCTACCTATTTGCCGAACGGTGAAGAAAGTAGTAGTTCCCAAAGTAGTCAACCCCCGGAGGCCAGGACCATTAGATGGCCCAGACCCAGGCTTCCCAGTAAAGAAGTAATGGGATATGGTACGACGGAAAAGGATTACAAAAGGAGTATGGGACAGATACAAGGCCATTATAAATGACTTTGTTGAAGTGGATGCTGGGAAACAACCTCTAATCTGGTTAAAGAGATTTGACCAGATTCTGTCATACGGTGAAGATACGGGCAATAACTACGAACCGTACTTTCTGGACGGCTTAATTCAGTACAACTTTATAAGAACATGGCCTTCATTAAAAGAGACTGTCTCAGGCGAACTAGATGGAATCAATATTGTACTGTATGTAACTAAAAGGTCATTAGAAGAGAATGGGCATTTAACTCCCGAGGGTTATTGGAACTTTGACTGGGCACAGGACAAGTTCGTAATCAATGGCAAGGTCTATTCTCCCACTGGTGATACTCAGGTTGCTCAGGCACATGATGAGGCTTTACTATTCTTTGTGGTACTGAAGAGAGAAACCCCGGAAGAGACGAAAAAGATACTCGCCTATATGGAGAATATAAATAAGTACGTAGAGTTGACCAAATACATCCTTGAACTGAGCGAAATGAATCACTACGAGGATGAAACCACTGTAAAGACTAACACGACTTTCAAAGTAAGACCCAAATAAAAAAAAATGGCCGAAGTAAAACAGAATGGTGTAGTAGTCAACCCGTCATCAGGTTCGGGTGATACCACTCTTCAGGTCAAGGCTGAAGTTGCCAATCGTGGTAACCGTGTAGCCCAGACTGCTACCTTTGAAGTAGAGGCAGTTGGTGTAGCAGAAAAGAAACAGTTTGTGGCAAATCACGTGCCTGCAGCTGAGTTTATCCAGTTCGACAATGCAAGTCCAGCAGTGGACAAAGGTGGAGGTGCAATAACTCTTACCGGTAAGTCGAACACTTCGAAGATAACCTTCAGCAAAGGTACCGGTGATATCATTGCTGCGAATATATCTGCAATCCAGTTCCAGGCAAACGGTTCGGGTGCCACCTCTGGTACAGTCATCAAGGGTGACCCCGGTGCAAAGGCAAAGTATACCTTTAGTCTGACCCTGAACGCATCTGCCAATGATACCATTAAAGCTCGTACGCAACAGATTATTGCTACAGCAAACGGTGGTCAGAAGGCAACGGCTACTCTTAACCAGACTGCAGGCGATCCGTTCATCGAAGTTACACCGACCTCAATCGATGTACCTCAGGATGGTTCGGCAGTACAGGTTACGGTGGACACCAACACGACCTTTACGGTTACTCCCAAGTCATAGGACCGAGGGATTTTGGTATAGAGGGGTGGGATATCCCCTCTATATCCCTAAATTTAATATTTAATGTATGGCAAAAGTTACTATACCTTGGGATGACGGTTCTGGTGACAACTTTTACATTGACTACACCGGGATAGGAGGGAGTTCTGAATCTCTTATAACTTCAGATACTAACCTAACGGGAGTAGAGAGAAGGAAGACTCTGGTATTCAGAACTACGACAACTGGAGTAACAACTGCCCAACAGGCTGAAGCTTATCTTACTGTAGTTCAAATGACTGACAGTTTAATCGTGGCTACTTTCTCCAACATAGTATCTATATATGAAGGTCAGAAAGCTGGGTATAAGCAAAATGAGGTTGCATACCTAAGACATCAATTGGAAGGCTACGTAAAAACTTCAGACGACGAGAAAATACAATTAAAAGAAGAATAGGATATGGCAGAATTTCATGAGATTGGTAGTTCTCAGTTTACTGAAACTACCTCCCCCACTGGGGAAGAGATGATTCAGATATCTGCAACTCAGAAGGTAAAACTCAAAACCATTATCACTGCCCTGATAAAATCGGGATTAGGTACTACCAGTACTACAGCTTATGGGGGTAATGAGGGCTTGATAAATAGGACTATCTTAGAGTCATTTGGATTAACCACTATATCAGGTGTAAATACTAATTTGACTCGTACTGCTACCCAGAATAAGCTGGCTTTCAAATCTAGATCCCGAAAAGGTAAGACTAATGCCTTTGGAAATGAAGCAGAAAATCTGAACGTTTTCTTTGAAGTAGCAACTCAGGCATTGGCAGGTCTGATGTCTGCTGCTGATAAAGTTAAATTGGACGGATCTATCTTAGGTTCAGCCTTAGTAGTAGCGGCTACGGCTCTGGATGCTGGAACAGCTCCCACAGTAAAATGGAATAACTCAAGTAATACTCTTACTTTTGGTATACCGAAAGGAGACAAAGGGGATAAGGGTGATGCTGGATCTAGCTCGTCTACAGATATGAAGATGACGGGTTGGACTAACATCACTAAATACGGGGATGTACAGGATCCATATATCCAGGCCAGTGATACTTTGCTGGATGCTATTCGGAAACTTTCATGGATGACTGGTAATAACACTGTTAAAGTTTTCGGAGGAGTTTCAGGGGTTGGTATGATGTGGTGGGATGGAGATACAGTACAAAATATCTTCAATGCCTTTTACCTGGAGATAGAAACCCTCACATGGTATATTATATTCGAGGGTCAGTTCTCCAGTATGGGAGAAAATGCCACTAACGAAGACATCATAAATTATATAGTATCGAACGGTACTTCTATTTACTTAGCTGATAATTATCAGGAACCTGTTAAGTATAGTACGAACTCTTCACCCGCTTTGACTATAGGAGGAGGTTCAAGTGTTTGGTATACGGGAACTCGAAATCCTACCGTTACAGTTAACGGGAGTGGGTTTAGCGAGAAAAAACCAACGGCATTTTTTGGGTGTCCCTACAACCTAACTCCTACATTTACACCGTCTTCAAATACAACCTTGCATTTACATCAAAACTATGCAGATGTAAAACCTACTTCGGGTTATAAGGCATATACCCTATATTGCCAGAAAGTATCTGGTACATACCAGATACTTATAAATGTAGCCCCATATAACTAAACTGTATAACCTATGAAAATTTCAAAACTCGGTTGGCTTTATATTGCTTTAGCCATCGCATCCTTCATCATTTTCTCTTGTATTTGGAGATGGTTAGATAATTGGTTCTTAGCTGTGCTGCTTATAGTATACCCCTTGGTATATTTTGTAGCTGGATATTTTGCTCACTATCTCAAGGTTAAATCTGTAGCCAAGAAAGAATAGGAATGTCTAGTACATTAGAAGAACATGCTCATAAAACTTGGTTTGGCAAGTTATTACACACTATAGTACATATCCTCCTATGGATTTGGCAATTGCCTCAGAATCTGGTGGGATTAACCTATAGGTTAATTACAAGGGGTGAAAAGAGGATACTCAAACAAAGGTCGACTGCTTTCTATATAGCTCCTACTATGAGTGGCGGAGTTAGCTTGGGTAATTATATCTTTCTCTCCAAGAGTTCAGGATTAAGAGAGCCAGTATATGATCATGAGTTTGGTCATTGCATACAATCCAGGATATTAGGTCCTTTATACTTACCCACAGTTGGGATCTGTAGTGGGTTACACTGTATGTTTCACAACCGTAAAAATAACTACTATGATTTCTGGACTGAGCGATGGGCAAATAGATTAGGAGGGATAGAGGGTTACTCTGGTGAATATCACTACCACAAGGATGGTGTTATACGAACCATTTACTCTAAGTTGGAGGCTTTCTATAACAAATATTTTTAGAGTATGGCAAGGAAGGTCAATATCACACTCCCTAAACTATCTGACCTTGTACTTCAAGTAAAACTCAACGGTGAATGGCAAAAGGTAGAAGCCTTAGTCAGTAACCTTGGGCCAAGTATGCAAAGGGGGTATGATAAAGCCGTGGATAAATTTTCCAGAAACCTCCTTGCAATCGTAAAGAAGTCATTAACTTTGGGTATACCTCCCGTGGGTGGAGGAGTAACATGGCAACCCTTATCCCCAGCTACTATCAAAAGGTGGGGACAACATCCTATTTATAACCTGACTGGTCTCTATTCGAGATCAGTTGGGTTATATCAGTATAAATCGAGAGTTCTAATCGGATTAGCCATTGGACGCTCTTCTCAAAAGGAATTAACCCTGAACCAATTAGCTAAAATATTAGAATTTGGTTCTAATGACGGTAGAATTCCTTCTCGTCCAGTATGGGCACCTTCTCTCAAAGCTGTTGGAGGTAGAGGTAAATTAAGAGACCTTATCCTAACTGAAATACGCAGGGAACTTCAAAAATATGGTGTAAGACCCAATCAAGTAAAATGGTAAATTCTCAGGAAATTATAGAGAGGTCCATATATGTAGCCCTATTGAATATGGCCATTGAACTGGGCTATACCATAAACCCAGAAGATTACCTCCCTACAAGTGAAGCAAATGCCGAAAGATTCAAGGAAGATTTAAAGAATATCACTCAAGATAAGGGATTCTATATAGGTATCTTTGGAGTGGGTAATAACCATTCTAAAGGTATAAAAGAAACTCCCCGTATGGTAGTCGATTCAGAAGGATTCTATCCGGGAGATGTTGGATTACCAAGGCAAATAATCGAGAAAGAAGAGGGCATAGGTTATACCGCAACCGAGGTACCCTATGAAACCTTACATCAATATATCAATATAAGATTATGTGCCCACTCTGCAGAACACATGAGATTGTTACATCAAATCATGTTCTGGTCAGTTCCTCAGAGGGGTTACTTAAAGCCATATACTGAAGACAAGTTTTTATTCGCAGGAAATATATTCCTCAGGGTAGTTAACTTTTATAATATGCCCGATTTGGATAACGGGTTGATGGAAAAGGTATACCAATTTGAAGTACAGGATTGCCTCCTAGAAAGTAATACTCCCCCAGAATTACTCCCATAAGGGATATTTCTGTGCTTCTAGAAAATGCCAATTATACTCTACAAGTACCTTAAGATAAAATTCACACATGGATAAGAAAGAGATTGAAAATCTGATAACCCAGGTTATCAGACAAAACGACATGAGGAATAGGCAGGGAAAAAATCTTCAGGATGTCTTAATGGGTATATTACAATATATATCCGATTCTGAGGGTGGGGAAGGAAGTGATATTAATCTTATACCCGGAGGTGGTATAGAGATAACCCCTACTCAAAAAGGTATTCAGATATCCATAGATAAGACTGCCCTGGAATCCATTCAATATGCTGACACCGAAGTAAGGAGATTAGAGAAGGATAAAGTACCGTATGCCTATGACGCTAAGTTAAAGAAGAATATTAACATACAGGCTTTAGAGGGCGGAGGATTCATAGTACAGTACCAGGATGATAACTATGTATTAGCCAAACTTGGGGTATACGAGGAAGGATCTGTTATCCAGAATGAGATTGCCAATTCTCATTACCCCACTGTAATAAATACTTCGGACAAGGTATATATGGAATCTCCTTCGGGTAAAAGTGAAATGGCTCTTGTATCTCAGATAACCGATGAGGTATTCCAGGCCTATAAGTCTAAGGGGGGAATCAAGGATAAAGATCATTTTTTCCAGGAGTTAACCACTCTCATAGATGGAGATGGAGGTTCAGTTGAATAATAACCTTAAATAATTAAAATATGCCACAAACTCCAAGAGTAAGGTTCAGCTTCAAGAACCTGAATGTACAGTCTAGTGTACCTTTGTTGGGTGTAGTCAATGTAGTAGCTATGACTACTAAAGGCCCATTCGAGGACCCGAAGGATCTGATTGCAACTCCTTCTCAGTTTACTCGGATTTTCGGTTCGGAAATAGTTCCTGATGGATCTGTATCCAATATCATGAAGGCTCTTGAGATGGGAGCTAAGGTCCGAGTATCTCGAGTAATGGCTGATGGTGCTACTCACGGTTGGGCTAAGCCTATGGCTGTAACTGGTGGTGCTGCAGCACTTGCTGGTCCTTCTACGGCTGTTCCCAATGGATCTGCCGTTGTATCTATAGTATTGACCGATCCCAGCGGAGCAGAGAATAGTTTAACCCTTAATTTTGCTATCCGTACTCGAGAAGCTGGTTCTCCTGTATTAGATAATACTGGGTATGGGTTAAATCGTTCTTTCTATCTTGAACTGAATTATACCGAAGAGCCCACTGTGAAGGCTAGCATAATTCAGTATGGAGCTCGGGATGAATCCACTAAGAAGCCTCTCTATGATAGCATCTTAGCTACAACCTCATTCTTCTCGGCTAACAACGGATCTAATCCTTCTATCAATGTAGCTACTTTCCAGAATTTCATAGATAATGCTCCTAATATCACTTTCGAAGTAATTCCAGGAAAAGAAGGTGATGGCCAGGGCACTATGGGGGATTATGCTCTCGGCATAGTTACTATTGAGGATGCTATATCGGCACTTAATCAGTTCTCGAATTGGAATTCTACTGTAATGATCGGTAAGACCACTTCTGGTAACACGGATCCTGAAGAGGTATCCGATACTAATCGTTACATGGAATGCAACGAAGGTTCTATGGGTAATATTGGCGGTATCACCAAGGATAACTGGATGTCCGCTTATAATGCTCTCAAGTCTTATACTGATGCCTATTCGGTTATCCTCTCTCATGTCCACCAACATCTGGACAATTCCTATACCCAGTTGTATCAGGAAGTAGCTAAGGATGTACATACTACCTTTGAACAGATGCTTTATGTGGAGGTACCAAAGTATCAGAGTGGAGGCAGTCGAATACCTGCAACTGTAGAAGAGACCCTTACAGCACTTAAGACTATGGTAGAAACCATAGGCCCAATGAAAGAAGTTGCATATTTCGGCGGTGGTATCAAGTACTACAACGAAATGGGTTCTCTCCAGAAATGTGATGTGCTGGGTTCTGTAGCTGGTTTGGATGCAACCTGTGCTTCTACTTATGGCCCATGGTATTCCTTCTCGGGTATGAACCGTGGAGTGATTGCTTCGGCACTCGGTCCAGTAATGAAGAACTTAGGTGGCCCCGGTGATGTAGATACTCTCAATGAGTTTGCCCAGTGGTATATGAACTTGTTCGTAATCAAGAACACTCGTACCCAAGGCCAGCGTACTATGCTTTGGCATGGTTTCACCTCGAACCCTATAGATGACTCCGAGAAGTTTATTTCTATAGTTCGTCTCAACCTGTATCTGAAGAAAAATCTTCGGCCTATTCTGGAAAGCTACATCGAAGAGCCTAATACCTTTGCTACCTGGAAACTCATTTATTATGAAGCTAAGGAAATTCTGGATGATCTGCAGACCCGAAATGCCATCACTTCGTATGAATGGATAGGAGATCAGGATGCCCAGAGTTATGATGAGCTCCAGATAAATAATGAGGCTGACGTTCGTCAGGGTAAATACCGGGCTCAGCTGAAGTACAAAGAGGTTGTCCCAATGCAGGATATCGATATGGAGGTAGTCATCGACATTGCGGTTAACAAGAGCACCGGTGAAATATCCATCTCTGCCCAGAATAACTAACAAATAAACCCAATAAATACTATGGCAGGAGCTAAAGTAAAAAACCCGAGGAAGAAGTTCTTATGGCAAATCATATTTGTCAAGCATCCCATTAATCCATTCCTCTTTCAGAAGGTAACTGTACCCGAGATAAGTATCGAACAGGTTGCACACGGGGATGTAAACTACGACGTAAAGACCGGCGGCCGGGTATCGGTGGGTAACTTAACCGCATCTAAGCTGGAGACAACCTCTGGTTCAGATACCTGGTTATGGGACTGGCTGATGTCAGTACAGGATATGCTGCTCGGGGGAGGTTTAACCCCAAGTCAGTATAAGGAAACCGTACTCATCAATGAGCTGGCCGAGGATGGAGTATCTATCCTTAACTCCTGGACTTGCACCGGAGTATGGCCTTGCAAGGTAAACGGACAGGACTTAGACCGAATGAGTTCGGATAACACTCTGGAGGATTTAGAGTTCTCAGTAGATACTTGCGAGAAGCTGTAATAGTGAATCACCAAGGGAGAGCTCAGCAATGAACTCTCCCTTTTTCGTTATCCAAGACTATATTCAGAAGAATACACTTAACAACTCAACAACATGGAAGACCAAACACTTTATGGTAAGAAACTTACCTTCAAACTCCCCAGTGGTTACGAGGTAACCATCAGGGAACAGAACGGAGAAGATGACGATATCCTTTCCAACCCGGTAGATGCCAAAACCTTCATGAACATTTCCAAGTTCATTGCGGGCATTGTAACAGATACCGATATGACAGCAACCCGATTGCTGACTCCCAATGATGTGCAGAAAATGCCTTCCCTTGATAGGTATGCCATCATGATAAACTCTCGGGTGTTTTCTCTCGGGGAGATTCTCGATTTCAGATATACATGGGACGGCCCAGCAGAAGGTCAGGTTCGTGAGGTAGATTACGAAATAAACCTTCAGGAAGAATTCCTTTTCGATTACGGGGTAGTTCCAACTATGGAAGAAATGGAGGCAAAACCCAATGCTATTCCATTCTATCCTGTTCCCAAACAGAGCTCTGAAATACATTTCACTACCAAGAGTGGAAAAGAGATGTGCTTCGACCTTCTCAGTGCAACTGGAGAGGCATATATCTTAAACCTCCCCGCAAGTGAACGCACCAAGAATCAGGAACTGGTTGCCCGTAACCTTAAGCTGAAGGTTGGTGATAATTATGAGCCGGTGAAGAACTTCCGGATGTTCAGTCCCAAGGACATGATTGATATCAGGTCTGCTATCAAGGGGCTTGACCCTCTCTTCCATGGTACTACTCAAATCGAAGACCCCGAAACGGGACAGAAGATTATGGTACCTGTGATGGCGGTAGATAATTTTTTCTACCCACGGGAGAACTAGAAGATGTATATCTATACATTGTTAAAGCTAATATTAGTATTGACTTTAACACTCTAGCAAAGCTCCCCTGGCGGCGAAGGAAGAAATTTATAGAAGCCGCTGAAGCATATTACGATGCACTTGAGAAAGAGCTGCCCAAAGGAAAGTAGGGCAGCTCTCTTTTGTTCGATAAATCTGAAACTATATGGCTTTTACAAGTGGTAGTCCTTCTGCGGGACAACTCGAGATAGGTGTAGCTCTTGTCCTTCAAGATAGGTTCTCAAACCAAGCAAGGGAAGCTAGCTCAGTTATCCGGGGTTTACATAGGGATGCCAAGAATGCAGTACAGGCGAACTTAACTGCAGTTCAGTCGTACGCTAACATGGCAAGTGGGGTGGCCAACTCGATAGTATCGACATTAACCACTACCATTCAAACTGGAGCTGACTTCATCGATATGATGACTTCAGTAGGAGCTATCTCTGGAGCTACCGAAAATCAGATGTCTGGGTTATCTGAAACTGCTCAGACATTAGGTTTAAGGACCATGTTCATGTCGAGGGATATAGCTTCAGGTATGAAATATTTGGCAATGGCCGGTAATGATGCAAATCAGATTCAGCAAATGATATCTGGTGCTGCTATGATGGCCAATGCCACAAGCATGGAATTGGGAGGTAAAGGTGGTACTGCTGACTTACTGACCAATATTATGAGGACCTTCAAACTTGAGGGTCAACAGGCTGCAAATATTGTTGGTGACCAGCTTACTAAAGCTACCATGTCATCCAACGTATCAATGGCCGACTTAGCTGAGTCTATCAAATACTCAGCTGCATCCATGGTAACTCTGAAACAACAGTTACCACAAGTAGCTGCTATGATTGGTACTCTGGGTAATGCAGGTATTCAGGGTTCTATGGCAGGTACTTCTATCCGAAACATGGCTGACTACCTGACTCAGTCATTGACCAATCCTAATTTCAAGGGAGCTAAGGCCTTAGCTAAGTTAGGACTGGGAAAACAGGATTTTGTAGATGCTAACGGAGACCTTCAGGATTTTGCAGTAATTCTGGAGAAGATTGGTGAAGCTACTCAAGGTTTATCAACTATAGACCAGAATGCCGTATTCAAGAGTATCTTCGGTGTACGTGGTATGCGTGCTGCAGTTGCAATCATGCGTGATACTGAAGGTTACTTTGACCTGTTAAATAAGATACAAAACAATTCTGCGGGATTTGCTGAAGAGGTAGTAGGAAAGCGAATGGAAACTCTTGCCGGTAAGATTGATATAGTTCAGTCTGCTGCTGAGAACCTTATGACTACTTTCAGTGAAGCCCTCGGTAAGAATCCTATTATAATGGGATTCCTCGATATGGTTGGTTGGGCAATATCCCAGCTTCGTGACCTAATGGCAACTCCATTTGGTCCGTGGATAGCTGGATTTGCTGCTATAGCTGCAGTTGGTTTAAAGGTAGGTTCTATTTGGATGGGACTGAGAGCACGATGGTTATTACTGAATGGTGACTCTCAAGTATCATTCAAAACCATGATAAGATTAATGATGGGCGGCTGGTCTCAAGCCACTATGTCTGCTCAGGGTTACTTAAACATGGAAAGAGCCATCATAGCTCAAAGGAAGGCTGGTATCGGAGCAAGTGCGGCTACCGTTGCAGGTATGGCTGG